ATGACAAAAATATTTTCAACCGAAGATAGCTGCGTCTTAAATAATGCCCATTCCAGTTCACCAATAACCCGAGATTCAGTGTCAATGACACTAGCCTTTCACACACCGGAAAATGAAGAAAATCTGTTCAACAATAAATCTATTATTGAAATGGCAAAAGCCAATGGATATAAAACATATTGGTTAGGTTTCCAAGACATACAAGGTCCATATGGTTCTAAATATGGTTTCATCGCTCAAAAAAGTGATGATTTAAGGCTAACCAATTATAACGATAATAAATTGGCCAACCTGCTAGCAAAAGTGTTATCTGATAATGCACAAAAGAGATTTATCATTATTCATCTTTATGGTAATCATTTACCCTATGACAACTATGATACAATAGATAAAAAAGCTTTGCCAAAAGCAACAGATTATGATCTCACTATTCATCATACTGACAGGATCGTAAATGATATACTGAGTGTCATTAATGCAAAAATAGAATTTAATTTATACCGCAGATCAAGGCGATATAGTCAATGTTGGTCATGGATTGGAAAAAGGAAGAGAACAATATTTGATCCCCTTTATGTATAAATCGACCAATAAACATTTTAATTGTGCTTTCATCGAATCTTTTCGTAATAAAAACGGATACTTGAGCGATTTGATGAATAAGTATATTTTATCCGAACTGCTTGGCTATGACATTGATAAAAATATTCTTAGAAACGAAAGGGAATATGATCGAGTGCTAACAGCTAATAAAAATATTTTACCTTTTTCCTTGATAGAATAACAATCACTTAGCAAGAATATTACTAGATTCCAATTTAAAATCCAGCCTTAGATTACATTCTTTTGGGTTTTTAGATCGACACGATTTAGCAAAGTGTTTTAAAATAGATTTAGCTGCTGCTAACGCAGATTTTAGCTATGAGTTTACATAAAAGATTTACATCAAAACCAACACTTAGTTTTTTTTGTCTGTGTACTGTTCTAGCTGCTTTTTGAACAAACAGTCAACGTAATGTTCATACCTTTATCATTGTTAAGATAGTAAAATCGATCTGGGTTGCAGCTTTGTATTACTGAATTGGGTTTTTCAATAGAAAATATACTGTACAAAATTATCAGTTACAGATAACATTATGTTTTTAATGCTTAATTTACTTTTATTTACTCAAATTACTTATAACATATTGCTATGTCTTTATTAATTACTCAACGCTGTATCAATTGTGATATGTATGAACCTTGAATATTTTAATAGTTAAAACAATGCATTATAATTTTGTGTTATCTTTTGCTTTTTAAATTACTAATGCTTGTCATTAATTTTGTTCAGTTTAGTAACACTAAAAATACCAACAAAAACATTAACTTATTGATAAACTACATACTGACATGGAAATACTCAGCTATCACTAGAAACCATTAATCAATAATAAAACCACCGTCTCACACAAAACCACTTATATGCAACCAACAACTAATAGTTAACAACTTCCTCTAACGCTGCTAATATGATGCCCCTTAGGGGGTTGTTATATGGTACTAAACTAACAGGAAAGATTAATAAAGAAAATAATGCAACAAATATGTATAGCTTTTGCGTTTTTCACTATCGGTTACGCTGTAAGCTATATAATTACTATTAATGTTATAATACCAGTGAATTTTGTGCGCCTAAAACCAAATATTTTCGGACATGATATTAATGATCCAGGTGACGCAGAATTGTATATATCATGTCATTCTAAAGATAATAACCATGTATCATACTGCCATGGCTATTCAGATGCCGTGATTCAGTTAGCATGCCAGAAAGGTCTCGGCAATTGCTACGATATAAGTCCAGAGAAAATAACTGACAAAATGACAGATACGAAGTTTTCTACAAGAGGATAGGCCCTGCAATAAACAGCTATCTTAAATCGTTGGAAAGCTTCAATTGTCCGAAAGAATCATTTTAAGCACTCACCATCTAGGTTATGTGCCATAGTAAAGTGTTAATTAATGCGGTTTTTTCGGCCATTCTATATCTAGCGCGGTGGTGGTATCAATATTATTAAGTTTCACGCTATACATTTCCCAAGCACGCAGCGCAGTTTTTTCGCTATTGGTCGCCATCCCTAATCGCACTTTACGGTCAAGTAGGGTAATTTTTGATTGCGCTTCGTCAATTAACTGTAATTTTGTTTGATTTGCGTTGTTGATTTGGTCTGCTTTCACCGCCTGATTATCCGTTACCCATTTTTTGCCATCCCGTTTATCAAATTGTGTTGAGGGCGCTAATAAAGTGAAGCCGGTTTTTATCTCGCCGAGGTAATCAACGGTACAGGAAGCACGATTATTGGTATCGTATACCGTCTTGCCTCGGTGGTCTAGCATATATAGCCACTGTTTGCCATCAAGACTTCACACAATGGCAATTTCGTCATTGCTCGATATTTTAGGGGGGTCGATATAGGAATATTGACCGACACTAACGCCTTTATATATCAATTCCATTATCGCTCCAAAATATTCATACGGCGGTTCATTCCTCGACATATAGGTTTTTATCCAACCTCTGTTTTTATATAACCCGTTTTCACTAATTTCGGCTTTTGGTATTTCTGTACTGCATTTCACTATGCGGCCCTCACTATGTATAAAAATGCGACATTTCGTGGTCTGTTCTCGTTTGCAGTCGGAACGACACGAGAAACATCAAAAGAAGAAACGGATCCCCAACTATCGTTTTCTACAGACTTCACATTCGCGTTGAAATATGTGTCTTGCCTAAAAACCCCATCAGCCCAAACAGGCGGTGCACTCGCTCCCTGTCGCACGTATCCAATACGTCCAGTAATATTGCGAATAGCGTCCCCCTGATTAGTTAAAATTTTTCTACGTGGATCGACCTTGCCGCCTAAATCCATCCCACGAATAAATTCACCGTACAAATTCGGTAATTTTCCAGAAGGATAAGCGAGGGCTAATTTGGGGTAGTCGGCTTTAGTAAACGTTTGACCGTTACAAATTAAATAGCCTGTCGGTGCAGTTTCGTGTGGCCAGGGAATAGGGGTGCACCGACCGGATAATTGTTAATTGCTTCAACATCAGAGGTTAATGCTAGCGTGCCATTTTTATTTGACGGAATAGTGACGACGGCTTTATTGTTGCCTTTAGCATCGGCTTTTTGGCTTATCACTTTGTCGGTAGCATTACCCGTAGTTTGCAGGACGCTTGCTTTATCGAGTTTTTTGTTGATTTCATCAATACTCACCGTTTTCGCCAGGTCATAAGCGGCTTTGACGGCTTTTGGGGTGGCAGCCTGTGTCTCATCATCGCTATTCTTCGCACTACTGAGTTTCGTTATCCCTGCCACGGTTTTTGTGGCAGCGGGTACGGTGTTATTCACGTTTTTCGATAAGGCACTGATGAGTCCGGCTTTCAGTTTATCGACGTGGCCGTCGTCCAGCACATCACTGTTATTGGTTTCCGCAATAAATTGTGCCACCACGTACGCTATCATGGATGCCTGCCACCAGACGGTGTTAAGTTCCTGCGAGCGCTCTCCACCCCCACACTAAAACCGTTACTGCGGGCGGTGAGTTTCTGATACTCCTCTGGCGGCAATACGTTAGCCCAGTCTGCGATACCAAACGGTAAAATTTCATTTTTTGCCATACTATTTCCTATAATTTGACTGCCCAGCTTCCTGTATCAAAGCAGTCGATATAACGATTGTTGACATCAAACCCCAAAATACCGTTATTGCCTTCTGAACCGGTATAGGCGTTGAGTCTTACCCCTTCGGGTTTGATATTGAGATATCCCTGTTTGATAACCGCTTTTGTGACTTCCAGTATCACCCCACCGGTCAGATACACATCCATTGACATATTCTGATTATCGATAAAAAAGATTTTTACCGTTTCATCAGGAATAACTCCCTGGTAAATTTCTGAGAGCATCGCACTTGTGCCATCCCAGTGATTCGCGCGTATTTTTGCTATTAAGATAAAGCGATAAGTCTCATCATCGAGTTCGGTAAAGCCACTATCGGCATCAAAGCGTCATTTCCAGCTTCCCTGGTCAAAGCCTACCTTTTCGGTATCCAATGAAAATAAACACCTTTAATTGGCGTTTTGACAAATCGTGATAAGCCTATCCATTCGCCGACGGCATCTACTTGTTTACCCATTCCGCTATCGATACTGAAAAACGCATTAAGCTTTGCGGATAAGGCTGAAATATCAACCAACGCGCGGGTCATCAATTCAATATGTTGCGTAATCTTTTCCGCTTGGCGATGCTGCGGGGTAATATATTCGGTGTAATCTCTCATGAGATCACCACCAGTTTGACGTTACTCTCACGACAACTGACTGCTTCATTAAAAGCCACAATCAAGTTTTCTTCTTTGACCGTTTCTTCTGTCCGTCCGATTTTTATTGCCGTGATATCAAATGTTTTCCCTTTTTTATCACCGGGCAGCAGATTCGCCGGTGAATAGAGACGGGTCAGATAGAGATTATCGCTGGTTGATATATTCTGATACTTTCTTCCGAATTTTATCGCCGGTGAGCGTGGTAAAACCCAAAAACGCGGTTAAGTTGATTTCAACGTGTACATAAACCGTTTTTGGTCTCGAAAAACAAATTGTGATTGGCATATCGTAACGGTCTTTCACTGTCACGGCGGTATCGCCATACGTGCCAGCGCCCGGGGTTTTCTTTTGTGCAATAGCGCGTTAGCAATCGTGTTGACATCACCTCCATCCACAATCATGCAATAGAATTAGGAGGAATGCCGTTTTTATCAGTTTCACTGATATCATTTTCAAAGCCGCGCTGCCTTGTCAACCCTGAGATGAGACTAATTGCACCCTGGATGCCTTCCAGTACGGTGCGTGACGGCAGTGATACCGATTTTCGTTGTCTTTCACGCAATTGGTTATCCTGTTTCAATCGGCCTGCCTTGTGTTGCGGGTTTTGGATTATTGACTGTTTGCCAGCCTCGCGTAGGCGTGGCTATCTCGCTAATTTCACTGGTCAATACGGTAACACTCCCCGCAACCAGACAAACCGCCGTGACGGTCGGCTTTGCCGTGCGTATTCAATGTGACGGTGTCTGGTAACCGCCAGATATTGTCGTCTTTATCGCGTACACGGCCTTTTTTAATCACCGTACCCCCACCTGACCCGTTAATACGACATCAACATTAGAGTAGCCAGATGCGTGGCGTGAAATGCCGTTAATCGCCATATTATTTGAAAGTGCAGCGCCTCCCTATACTGGTACTAGTACTGGGGCTAAAACTGTTGTAGGTGGCGATAAACGCATTATTGGCATCATGGATGGCGAGCGCGTAAATCGCTATCATCTGGCCGTCTTTGCTATCCGGCGCGTTAAATACGCATCCCGCCCATAAATTTCATGAAAAAAATCGGTTAATCGCATCAGTATGCTCTGATAATCCGGTGCACTGATGCCGTCGTCAGTCACTTTCGCTGACAACCCTAAAGTAGTGAGATTCAAGATTAGACCTCTTGGGTAAAGGAAGTTTCGCCGTATTGGGTTTGTACTGTTGCGCTGATAGTCAGTTTTCGCGTCGTTGGATTTTGGCTGACATTAAAATCGATTAACATGGTTACGCCCTGCGTATCCAGTATGCGCTGTTTGACGGTCATACCGTAAGCGTCAAGATAAGGTTTGCCTAATACGGATTGCAACCAGTGTGTGCCTTCTTCACGGTCTAAAAACCATTGTCCCTGCCAGAGGGACAAGCGTGTTTAAATCGCCAGGGCGACGGCATCCGGTGAATTGGTTAAAAACGCGTTATCCCTTGACCAAAGCTGTAGTCGCCTTTACCCGCTTCTCGTCGATAACGCATCAATTCACCTCGCCTGAACTATCCCCACCGGCTTTGACACCTTTGTGGGTATGTGTTTCATCAATTCGTTTGCCGTTGGCGGTTAATGTGCCCAAAAATTTAATCGCACCGGTGATTTTTGCAGCCACACCGGAGGCCGTCGAACCTACCATACCCCCTAACCAACTTAGTAATCCTTTGATGGTCACTCTCTCCGAAAAAATGGCTTCGGGTGTCACGATTTCAAGGCCCCCAGGGGCAACAATTTTAATTTGTTGCGTTGATGGATTTAATTCAAAATACGTGGCGCCATCGTCGCTTCTTAACTGCATGGCATCCGTAATCATGCTACTTATTTTCTGTTTTTGCGATTGCGCCCCTATGAAAGCGAAAGCATCTGATAAATCATGCTGTCTTGGGTCAATCACTTCTTGAATTCCGCCATTTTGCCACCAGAAGTCAATGCACCTGTCTGCAAAGACCACCAAACATTCATCACCGCTTTTGATGGGGAAGGTCATTGTGACACCGCCACCGCGAGGGAAAACAACCGATACATCAACCAGCAGCGGTAAATTCATCGACTGCGCATTTCCTTTGCTATCTGTCAATGTTCCTTTAATCGCTGGCTGTACAACACAAGTGACTTTGCTAGCATCGAATGACTGAATAATACCTGGCATTGCTACACGAAGTTGAGAAAAAATCGCATGACTAAAGACTTTAAACAGTTGTTGCTGGTCACCGATACGCTCTGATATCGAAATTGTCATTATCGCACCTTCTTGATATCGATTCGGTCATTTGCCCCTTAGGCAGCAATACAGACCGGGTCCATATACCACGGCTTACCATGCGTATCGCCAGTATAAGTGATGTTTTTCACGATATAATCCCCATCCATGGAAAGGCTGGCCAGTTGTGAGACAGTGCCTTGCGTTTGCCGTAAGCTACCATCATTAGTTTCAGTAATTTGCTGTATCCCTAAGGCGATATCGCTGTTGGGTAACATCGTGCGATAGATTAACGCATGATCAAGACGAATAAGCCCGTTGACTTGAATGTTTGGGTTAATCAAACAACGCACATTAACGCCTGCTTCAATCGTTTGTTGCGGTAATCCAATCAAGCCCGTTGCACTATTAAGCACAATTGCCTCCTAAACGTATTTGTTTTCTGGCACCATGACTAACTGACCGTTAATGCATTGCCAAGAGGCAAGGCATTACCACGCCAGATTATCAGCGGCATCTCGAACCATACCAAAATAAACTTTACCCCGGGGAAAGCGGGTATTATCAAACTCAGGCGTCACCCCTTTGACAATCCCGTAATCGGCAAGGCCTGTGAGTAACGCATTGTGTTGCTCTGCCTGAGTATGCCCTGCGCTTAGCGTGGTATTCAACGTGACGTAGTCATGAGCCTCGCGCGAATCAATCGCCTGAATAATCACAAACGTATCGGTGGGATTATCACTGCCTGAAATCGTATAGCGGATTTTTCCCGTGAATATCAGCCCCGTGTTATCCTGATAGCCCGCCATGAGCTGAATGTTAACAAATTCCCTTGCCTGAATTTGACTTACGGTTTCTTTTTTCAGATTCCAGACTTTAAAAACGCCAGTGCGAGGATAGCGTGTATCCGGCCAGGTAATATTGAAGGTGGCGTGAAAATCCGACAGCTCAATGCCTTCACCCTTTTCATCGGAAACAATCAGGGAGCATTTTCTTATCCAGTTTTTAGTCATGAATAAATCTCAAAATAGTTGCACTTTAATTACCAATGGAGTTATAATAACCCTTAATTGAGATTAATGAAGGTGAATACTGTGGATAACAGGACAGTAATAACACTGCTTGAAAAGGATGGCTGGTTTTTAGTTCGTGTAAAAGGTAGTCATCATCAATTCAAGCACCCAAATAAAAAAGGACTTGTCACAGTAAAACACCCTCAAAAAGATATACCACTACCTACTTTTAGTAGTATTAAAAAACAAGCTGGAATGTAATTCTATTTGGGGGAGTAAAATGTTATATCCAATTGCAATTGACAAAAGTGAATCATCATTCGGAATTAGAATTCCTGATATTCAAGGTTGCTTCTCTGGTGGTGAAACATTAAATAAGGCAGTAAAAAACGCGAAAGAAGCAATTGAGGCACATCTTGAATTATTACTTCAAGACAATGAATCATTGCCTACAGCTAATAGCATTGATAAATATTTTGCTGATGATGAATACCAAAATGTAATTTGGGCAATGGTTGACATTGATGTCACTCGCCTAATGGGAAAAACAGAAAAAATTAACGTTACTTTGCCATCATTATTAATTCACCGTATTGATCAATATGTTTTAAGTCACCCTGAATATGGTAGTCGATCTGGTTTTCTCGCTAAGGTTGCCGCGGATAATATTTTAAATAATCCAGTATAGTTTTACGGTGATACCCAAGGCATCCGCGTTGATGTCGCTTTCCTCATCCGATAGCAAAACCAGCTTCCCTTCACTAATAAGATGGCTATATTGGGCAAGTAAATTTTCACTCACGATCAGCGGAATACCCTGAATCACGGGTTGATTGTCAACCGTGAGCATATCCAGCACACCAGCCAGCGCTATCACGCCAGATAAGGCGAAATTGCTACACGGTATCAGATAGCTTAATCGTAAATTGCTGGTTGGTTGGGGTAAGCGGTATTTCGTTAATTTCCATTTAGAAATCCTAAACCTCGGTCTAAAAGGCTTCGATTATCAACGGTTTTTGGTGTTTTCAGCCCTGTGTTTGACATACCTCTGTTTGTATTCCCTTCCCGCATATTTTGGGGTTCAACCGCTGTTATCCTGGCCTTTTGGGTTTGGGTGATATTCAGTTCCCGTAAGGTTAATATCGCCATCAACACTATTTCCGTGTGTTTAGCGGTGGTCACCTCAATAGCGAGAATGAGCATATTCTGGTATTTGCGCTTACCTGTTATGACATCAAACGGTTGACGGCTGGCTTGAAGCGCTAAAATTTGCTGGTAGATTTCCTGTGCGCTCAAGCCGGCACGAATACCCACTTTTGCCGTGTCCCAAAAATCCAGCAGCGATCCACCACTTGAAAAACCCACCTCCATCATGACTTCTGCTGGCCGCTTGTAAGCGTGATCGGCAATTTCCGCTCCCAATTCAATCGGGTGTTCTGTGATTTTTAACGTATCCTGAGATTTTTCTGAGATAATGACATCCGGCACCAGCAAACCAATTTTGCGCGATCGTTGTGAAAAAAGCGTAGAAAGCATGTCCATCAGTAGGCTCGCTGGGTTAACTGTCCAATCAGTCTGGCGTTAACGCGCGTTTGTTTATCAGCAATCGCATTGGCAGTAGCGTGGGGATCTAATGCACCTTCAACATTAATCGTGATATTCTGGTCTATATTATTTCCCATACTGCATTCGCTGCTTGATAGAGCATTACCTGGTTATACGGCTGTCTGCCATTTTCGTGCTCAACGATGCTAGACATCAGCGATGTCATGACCGCCGGATTGGACAGATTCAACACGGTGTCAGGGGACACCCCTAATTTACCGGAGATTTTATCAATATAAGCCTGGGTATTGTTTTTACTGGCGGGATCCCAGGTGCTAATAATTTTTTCAACGGTATTTAGCCCCTTTCAGCGTAGCGATTAAGCTGTGAAGAAAGGGCTTGTAAGCCCTCAAATGCGGTATTGAATTTGGCGAATCTTCCGTTAGGTGATTCACGTACTGCACCGCGTTGCCCAGCAAAATTCAGATTACCCGGGTTATTGTTACGAATACCCCGTGGAATGTCGCCGGTAAGCACATCGGCGATATTATTCGGTATATTGCCGCCTTGATTTTTGTTTGCCCAGCTATTATCAATGCCGAAAAAACCCAAACCGTTACCAATAGCGCGCTTGACTTGACGGGTGTTGTAATCCCATGATGCACTTGAGCTATCGCTGATATTGTCTTTATCTGAAATCAGATACCCTGCATAGAGCCGCCATAATTTCAGCCAGGGTGGGATAGGCAACATAGCAATTTTGCCAAAGGCCCCCTAATATTTTGCTTACCCACGCGCCGGCAATAAAAATGGCTAATAGCTCAAGCGCATTTTGCGCCCCCCCCACCAATTGGGCGAGTGAATTCAGTTTATCGCCTAACCCGGTGAAGGCGGCTTTCGCAAGACTTATGTCACCTTCGCACTTCGACCAATAGATAAAAGATTTCCCGCCCTCTTTCCACGTCTGGTAGTCTTCCCAAAGTAACAATAAAACAGCAACAAGACCGCTAATAATGCCGATGGGCGAGGCAAAAAATGCCTGATTAAGCACCCAGGATAGCCACTGCCAATCCGCTAAAGGTAGTGATGAGTTTTTTAGATTTTTCGTCTAAATTGCGCCACCGATTAAAAATCTGCCCGATCACCTGGCTGATTCGCCAGATAACGCGCCCCACCATTTCACCATCTCGAATGATGCCCTTAATGAGGCGGGTTAATACCCTCTCAATTTTCGGGAAATTATCCAGCAGTCCTTTCGGTGATTATCTATCTCTCTGCTCAGTCCCCCCGCTAGATGAGATCCAATTTTATCCCGCAAAATATCAAACAACCCCGTCAATCCTTTCATCGAGGTCATAAACTAGTTTGACTGTTTGGCAGCAATATCGGCGTTAAATCCGGTCTGCTTAAGCACACGCTGGTAATCAGCCGAAAATTTATTCAACCCTCTGTGCATTGCCATTAGCGTATTTTCATCAATGCCGAGTAGTTGAGCGTATTGATTGGCGCGATAATAGGGCATGGAGGCCAGTTTATCCTTCACACGGGTAAAAATAGCGCTCATATCCTGAAAATTGCCATAGGCATCACGGGTCTGTTACCCCAAGCCGATTTAAAAATCCCTCCGCACCTGGACTGTTTCTTAAAAATCGCACCAGATTTTCAAGTGAACCTCTTACCGCTTCTGGGCTACTCTGCCAGTGAGACTGGCGCCCCCAGTTTGATAATATTGACACTCACCGCCGTAACAATGGACTGAAATTTTCTCATGCCACTGTCATCGACCTTAAAACCTAAGCTGATGAGAAAATCCCGCAACGTTTCAGCATGAGTCATGGTGGTTTCTCCAACGCGCAATTCGCGCTTCGTTATCCTATTCGATGTCTATCCATTCATCTCGGCCAAATCTGCCAAATCGATTGAGCCGTCTTTTAATTTATCGAATTTAATGTAGTCATACTTAACAGGAAGGCGGAAAAAGTCCTTACCATCCGGCATTGAATCCAGAGTTAATCCTGTGAGGGGGAGGCTAGCTGTCTCGTCGCCTTGGGGTGCGTGAAAAATTACCGAGGGGTCTCCAATCACATGCGCTACAATCTCAAGCATTGTTTTTCAGTCAATATCATCAAACATCAATTCGCCCTAGCGAAAAATCGGCGTCCATGTCTTAGCATTTTTGCATGAAACCACGGCTAAACAAGGGCGCAAAATCGCATTACAATCTTCATCGCTCATTTGGGCAATAGAATTTGCCATAACGGGTAACACCGCTGCCATTGACATTTCCCCTTATCGCAACTTTTGTAATTCGCCGGTTAAACCGGATAGCACCGGCAATAACTTTTGCGTTACCTTTAAGCTAGTCAAACACATTGAGTTTTTGACTTCGATACTCATGACCGTTAATTTCAATTTCCACGAGAATTCTCCTAATAAGGCGTCGATCTTAATGCAGTCAAAGACCCACGATAAGACATTCGCCTCTTTTGCATTTTGCAAATCCGGTATTTTCTGAAAGGCACAACTACGCACGGTAATGATATCGCCAGATACCGGATTACGTATCACAATCACATTATTACCCCAAAGCGCCGATGACTTGCTTTGCGCGTTATAGGCGATCATCAGTTTTTTGTTAACGTGCGAAGCTTTAATGAGGCTTACGGTTACCGTGCCTGACTTCCCCCCGTGTAGTGTGTGCATCCCGTCTCCATCGGCACCAATGGTCAGGGTGTTTTTGGCGTAGGTCATTGTCACCACTATTCCTTCTTCCGAGTTCGCCGAGCCAGAGCCCAAATCTATCACCTCCGTGGGGCCGGTTAGCATGGCGGAAACATCAACAAAACTATAAGCGGCCATTTTCTCTCCTTATCGAACAATGGTGATGAAGACATCCGCGAAATGCACCGCACCGGCTAACTTACAGACAACCTGAATCGGCGGCGCTTTACGTTTTTCGCGCTCAGATTGTGCCTGCTCCGCAAGCGGTTGAATATAGAAGTAATACCCTTTGGTGAGCATATCACAGTTTGATAATTGACCGATCACCTCGCCATGCCTGGTGCCAGCAATCCATTAGTGACCGCCTGTGCTAAGGATTGCTCAACATTGGTTAAAAGCGGCGTGCTGCCTTGCTCCGTTTGGGAGACTTTTGTCGTGCTGGTATATAGCAGATTGTACAAGTTCGTTTGCACAAAGTTTTGCAAACAGTCCAACCCGTAGCGTTTATCAAAAAAATCACCATTAGCCATCACGCCTTCTTGTATGATGGCAGTGTTCGTTATCCTAATTGACAAACACGTTGCAATTTTTAGCCACCAGCGTATTAGCATGTGAAGTGGTCAAGGTCTCCGCTTTAACACCGGGTTCCTGTTTGAATTTGAGGGTGATCGTGGTATTATTGCCGTTGAAGTTGACTGAAAACGCCCGACCAAAAGCCAATGCGGCTGCGTAAGGTGTTGAAGATGAGTATTGTGTAAAAACCCGTTGATATTTCGCCTTTTTTAAAATAGAGGCAATATCATCCTCTTTCGTTCTATCCAGTACGGCGGTATATTGGGTGGTAACCCCAAAAACGCGTAAATTGCCGACTGCACCGATAAAGTTTGCAACGTCTTTCACTTCATCATTAGAAAGGGCAGAAGTCACCACCAGTCCATACCAGTTGCTCGAAAAATCTGCCAACGTTGAAACCGCATCAACGATAATTTCACTGTCCATACCTGAAACAGGGGTTGCACCACTTTCCTGCGTCAACTTCAACAACCCTGATAGGTCAGTGCCGGATTCTGGTGCGGAAGCAAAACCCACTGCGCTTGTTTTACCTGCCGTATTCGATGTCACCACAAAGCAACTTTCGTTAGTATTCCACGTCATTGTAGATGTGTTTATTTTTTCACCAATTCGGGCGGCAACACCGTTAAGGTTAGTTTTTCGTGAAAAATCCAGCCCATTTAATTTAACATTTTTGTTATTTACGCTGATAATCATTGCGCCGTCAGTAATGGACGTAAAATGACTAATTTTTGCCTCTTCCTTGATTAATATGCCACCGCACAACAATGCGGATGAGCCAGATTTCACCCAGCGACTCACGTATAAATCGACAGGCTTTGGTGACTGCTGGTAATAGAGTGAAGCCGCCTGATACTCGGGTGCGGTTGTACCAAAATCATTGGCGACTTACTCAATATTGGAATATGCCCGTAATCGCTCAAGCGGGCGGATCGATAACGGGTGAATCACCTATAATGAGCAGTGAACCAAAATTACGGCTACTTGCAGCACGCGGTGACATATCAAGCGTGACCTTAACCACCCTTGAAACGGGTAAACCTGTTGACATTATTTATCTCTAAAAAACGTAACGTGGGCATCTGTCACTGATTTTATGTGATAGCGACACACCACTTTACGACGTAGATGAACGATTATATCAAACCGGTTCACCCACTGATTGTTGATAAGCTCAAGAAAAGCATTAATTTGACTGTAACTACCTAAAGTAAGATTGGACTTATTCAGTTCAGCATTGTTTTGACTGAGCATGATGCCATCACGAAAACGTGCGACGTAAACCATGTCGTTTTTTCCGTAGAAAGAGGCTATACATGTTAATGTTTCGTGCTGCCAAAGCTCGGTATATTCATCATTCTGCTTCACTAAAGCGGGATTCGCCTAACTGGTAATATCGAGGAGCCCAAAGGCACACCAGTTAGTATCAGGCGGTGACAACGGTGCCGGATCGCGTTGCCAGCGGAGTAACGTGTTTCGCTGGTAAGCCAGAAACGCCAACAACCCAAAGACTTAACCGACGATTTAGACTTTCATTATATTGTGCATTCTCATCAAAGGGCGTTAGCCAACCTATCTTAGCACTGCTGTGCTCATGAGAGATGCCTCCGTCAAACGGCATCAGTTCACAATGCGCCTGAAGAAATCGCGCACCATAAGCGGTGTAAGGATCGACGGATTTCACCAGATATTTGCGCTCCTGATAGGTGACAATATCACCAATATAATGTGTTTCACCGGCAATTAATCGCGTTGTGGTGACAACCAATATTCGCCCACTGACGAGTTGTCCGGAAGTGCGTATTTGGGCTTCAATTGAACTATCTACAGTAACGACACCTGAAAAAGGAAAAGTGCTTTCTTTTGTTGAGGTAATGCCGTCATCATCAATCAAAATTTCTCTTCGCGTATAAGTGAGTGTAAAGTCGTTAAAACGGGGGTTGAGTAATACTCGGGTAACATCAAGGATTGGCATTTTTCTTTCTCACTACATAGGTGATTGCACGCCGATAAGTACCGGTGTCAATCAACGGTCTAGCTTGCTATTATCTGGCGGTAAACCGGCTTTTCGATTCTCAAGCTCTTTCGTTGCGCCTTTACGCCCTCGTCGTGCTCTGGCAGCTAATGTACTGTCGAAAGGGGCACAAAATTGCTTTGAGTAATGACGGGTTGCATACCTTGTACGGCGATTTCCCCTGCTCGATTTAAGGCTTGATCTACTTTATCCGGTTGAGCATCCAAAATAGCTTTAGCGGCTATTTTAAGTTCCGCGGTAGTTTTGGCTTCAACTGAACAAATACCCGGTATCAAATAGGGTCTGGCGGGGATATTTTTAGCCGGTGAGCCAAACTCATTAATATAACCGATAGCCGCATTGCTAAAGGAAATATCCTCCCGTTCACTATTTTCAGCCGGAATACCGACTAGCACGTCCTGTTTGCTAAGTTAAGTGAGGGTATCAAATAATTTACCCGTGTTGTCAATGCGTAAGGTGACGCCACTTTTCATAATTGCCGTCCCTCTGCACCAAATCGGGTGTTGTTCCAAAATCCTGCGCTGGGGTTTAATGTCATGCTGTTATCGTAACTGACACTCACCTTATCGAACGATTCCGAAGCAGTGACCGCTGAACTTGAACCACTAAGGACACCAACCTTTAAATACTGTGCATCCATGGCATAAAGCGTGAGATAATGGGCGACAAACAACCACACCCAGCAAGGAAAGACCTCATTCCCTGAAACATTTTCGCTCAAAAATTTGTCGGCTAAATTCAAGCGAAACTGAATTTGCGCATCGGGGAATTTAACCTCATCCTGAAACGGGGGAAAATCATTGCGAAATTGTTGGATCGTGGGTAGTGATTTGTTTCTCGGGCTCATCCGTAATCTCTTTTTCAGTTTCTTGTTTTTCTTTCCCTTTTTTCTCGGTCTTGGCATTCCCGTTTTCGTTGGTTTGCGCTTTAACGGGAATAAGCATAATACTATGCGACTGTGTAAACCAATGTATTTCATTGATGATGCGTTGCTCAAGCACATTACCCCGATTCACTGGAACCATATCAATTTGACGGGAGACTATGCTTGGAAACAGCAAAGCGGGTAGAGAAAGGCGGATTCAGGCAGTTATTGCCGATTCCAAAGGTTACCATACTTTAATTTCCCTTTCGTTAAATGACCCCCTATAGGGGCTTAAATGCCATCGCAGTAAGCAAGCGTTTCACGATAAACCGGCTCAACCGCACCCAGACGACCGTAATAGGTGGTCAGTTGATATAATCCGTGGTACTGAATAGGGATACTTTGTAGGGGAACCATTGAGAAGCGTACGTATTGTTTTTCATTGGTATAGGCCACCATTCTACCTTTATTGCCTACTCCACGGCCTTTCAGCCATTTAGCTGCGCGAATATTAAGCGGAATACCGTTTTGGTGATAGTCAATCGTATTGGTTTTTAAGTACGTCAGTAATGACTGATTACCCGCACTGGATACTAAGATAGTGGATAACAAAGCAAACTGTTCAGGCGGAATGAGTAAATCCATTGGTACCATCGAATACGCCGATGCTGCCCATGCATCGCTTAAGATTTTGTTGATACTGTCACGGATTTCATCTGCGGTGGACTGGCTCCAGGTTTTGGCGGCATTGTTAGTCTTGATATTAGCAAGCTTTAACAATCCTTTGACATTCATTGCCGTATCACCGACATAGACTTGCTCTTCTGTGTCCATATTCCATTTCAAGGCGCATACCATCATATTTTTGTGAGTCTACCGGACGACCAACTTGTCTTGCGGCGTCTAATTCAATGACTGTCCAACCAATCTCCATCCCCCAAAGTTGCAGTGGGAATCCTTCTTTTTGAATATCAATATTCACACCAACAATGGCAGTAGAATCTTTGCCTATCCAGTTTTTGCCGTTAGGGTTAGCACCTGTCCCCGCGGCGGAAAATCCAGTACGGGTAAAACTTGAAATATCATCCGCAATCGAAACATCTTCGCGTAATTGAACATCACGACTATAGGTATATTGCACTAAAGGCAAATTGATGCTTTGGTCTAAACGCTCAAGTTCACCGATAAGAAAAGCGCCGATTGAGTCAATCGTGCGTTGGTCAAAAGTTAACATAGTCATTCCTTAAATTTTGTACGAGATTTCAACGTTGCCATCGGCATCACCCTGACCTATAAACTCAGCATTCGCCAATATCACGGTATTGATTGTTTTTGACGCCCCTGACCCCGTTTTTTCTTCGACAATCAAAATAGCACCCAGTGGGCTTTTATCCATTGCCCCTGCCACTCGCACATAGACCTTGCCCCCTTTTTTAACCTGTTGACTATACACACCGACATTCACGGTCACATAACCGCGTTTTAGCGCATCCCCACCAGTAAAGTTCTTTTCAGTGCCAACTTGCCGAATGAAATCTTGCGTTTGCGGGGTGGGGTACGGGCGAATATAAATGCCTTTGATGACGTCTGCGGTATCACCCTCACTAAGCGGCACAAAGTAATCGCCGTCATATTTACCCGCCAAGCCATAGGCGGGAAAACCGTCTTTAGATTTCAGTAACACCATTTCAGTCGTTAAATCCCGATAACATGAGATTGCACCTGCGATACCAACTGGCATCCAGTATAAATAGGGTTTCATCATTTTTTATTTTCCTCGTGTTGCCCAAAATTCGGCATTCGCTTTGTTTAAAGCCGCGATATCATTACCTGATTTTCGGATGGAATCAGTCGTGAAGGTGTTTGCGGTGTTGCGGTTTTTCGCCAGTTCTGCGACCGCATTAAACGCCATATCCACAGTGCGCTTGGGTAATCGGTTAATTTTCGCATCGCCAACAATAGAGCGGACAATAGTTTGGTCTGCGTTGGCTAACAACTGACGTTTAAAAGCCGTGGGTTTTACCGGTGTGGATAAAGCTACCCCAAGCATAATCAACTCTGCTTTATACGCCTACACCGCATCGCCGGTAATGGTTTCTGCCTTTTCGTTTTTTTCCTCGTCATCAACCGCGCCCACTGTTTTATCACTACTATCAGCGGTTTTACCCTTAAGGGCATCTAACCTTGTCAAAATGGCTTGAATGTAATCCGGTACTCCCTCATTACGAATCACTTCTTCGGGTTTTTCCGCTAGCATCGGATGTTGCGGACTAATATTAATGTTGATTGCCTTGGGTAATTCACCCGTGCCTTCATCACCGGTGAGTGATTCGGGTGGATTGTTTAAAACGGATTCCATGGCTACGGCATCTTTCGTGCGATGGGCTCTTAATAGCCGCTTGAACCAGGTTTGTGTTTTGTTTGACATACTGTCTCCAATTGCACATCGTATTCCCGCTCTGCCTTTAGGTACCAGAGCGACATGATTGCCAACGATTTCATACTGACGTGCGATGCCAGGCGCAATCTGTTCATACTGCGCGTCATAGCCACACGAGACTTCGTCGTTGCCGTGATTAATTTCCTCGATTGCGAGCGCATCTTTGATAATTAAATCCGCGATTACCAAGTCCGCCTGTTCCCCTTCTCCACGCCTCACATTTTGCACATGCCCCTGAGCCAAATCGCGCCAGTTGATGGTATCAACGAAAACAGGATTGCCTTGCTCATCTTCGGGATGTAGTAGTGTGACGTTCATCCATTCAAAAGAGGCCAGCGTTTCGGGACGAAAGACGTCACTTTCCTCTCTTTCTACCAAGATTTGTCCGCGGCTATCCGGTTTGACCTTCGGTAAATCCAAGGCGGAATAAACTTGCGTGCCCGTTCGGGCAATCGGTACGTTTTTACACAATAGCGAGCCATCCGCCATTTGGTAACGGGTGTTACCGAGGCGTGTTTTAAAAAAATATTTCATGATTTTATCTGTCAGAAAAAGAGACTCCGCAGTAGCAACGGCAATTGGGTAATGCCCCCGCGTGCCCGGTTATACCCTCCAGGGTAGGTGGGTTGAGCCAATTGACAAATTGCCCTTCCAGTTGTTTGTGAGAATGTCGTACATCCCCATCATTAGCGGTCCGCTAGATATATCCGGTTGAACCGATTGCGAGCGCTCTAGCTTGCGTTAGGGCTTGTATTGCTCGACCTGATTCGGTTCGGGCTATCATCTTTGCCCGTGAAGCTGTTATTTTTCCTGATTGCGCTATCATTTCAGCGAAATACTCAGGCCGCTCGCCGTTCACCATCGCTTCAATCGCTCTGTTTAGGGTATCATAGACCCTATCGGCGGCCTCAATCGGCAACGATTTAATATACGTGATTTGCTCATGGATAAGGGATTGCATGACATGCTCCACTGAGGTTGGGCAATTAACTGTTTAAGCTCTCGACTCATTTCGCGGCTAGTTTGCTGCCATAATTTCGCATTATCCTGTGATACCGTTTCGACAAATTTTGTCACTACCCGCTTTGCCCAACGCTCAATAAGTTCGCTGTAATCCTCTAATACTTGCTGAATGTTCAGTACTGACGCATTTGAGCCGTCGTAGCGCGAATTGATGATAGCACCAATTTCGCGGGCAACTTGACTAAGGCTCATTCGATACTGGGTTTCCGCCCGTTTTGACCGTTGGTGCGTGGACAGCACTGAGCCTTGGCGGTGCTTCGTCTTCCGCATGATTGATATCATCATCGGTGATGGTACTGCCAATACTGATAACATCGGACAAATCTCGTAGCGAGAACATGGCCGCTTTCACTGACAGCATGCCGCCATCCTGGGCGGCATTGAGCGCATTAATCATATTAACCGCGACGGTGGACTTATCCATGTCTGACATTTGCCAAAGGAGATTAAATGCAAAACTAAAATCATACTGGCAACGGTTTACCCAAGGCAGATTGATGCACTATCTCAAATAGCTTTCGTAGCGGTTGCTTCAATCGTCTTGATTGTTGTGTCGCGATATTGTCATAATAGTTAGCTAAATCTGCATCGCTGGTATTAAAGCCTGATGGCGACTGTCTAAACAACCGGACTAAGGGAATACCTGTCGCCCCGCTAATTTGTTCAGCAAACCGCGCCAGCACACTATCTAATCCTGAAAAGAAATAGCTATGCGTTTCAAAGTCACCGTCCGTATCCATGAGCGTCATCCCTTCGTTGCTCTGGTACTGACGTATCATGTCCATGTGCTTCATCAGCGATTCGTATGGCTTGCCGCCAAAACCGATGATTTCACGGAGCTTATTCACTTTGAATGTTCGTAAATACGCTTTATAGACTAATTGCGCAATACCGGTTGTGGTGCTATCAAAGGCGGTTAACCGGTCAAAGATACGTTCAATCACGGACATGTCGCACTCATTTTCTGTTTTGGCTTGCTGATAAGGGAGCGTCGCCCCATCAAAACGGATCAGGCGGCTATGATGTACTTTCCAGGCGGGGATGCCGTTCTCAACGGTCACAATGTCGTAGAATTCTGGCTTGCCTAAGTCCTTGCTTAACGTTTTGATACGACGATTCAAATCCGGGTTAACCTGCCAACGGGCAAGCGGTAAAATACCTTTGAATTTACCTTGTCCTATCGTCTCGACGCGTAAGGGTGTAAAAGGCGCTTGCACTTCTATCATAATAAACCCTAATGCGCCGCCGTAGAGCCGTGACCACTTAATTGCATTATTCAGACTTCCCCATAATTCCAGTTCATCAAATAAGGATTCGATTGCACCTTTATCGCTCGACTCCATTTGCTAGGTGATCCACACGCCTTTTCGGGTCATATCATCGGCGACGGTATCGACCGCAGCACCAATGATCCACAATGAGCGGTAGGCATATTCCAGTAATAACCGGTTTCGACTTGTCCAGTCAGGACGATAGGTTGAATCCGTATGTTGATTGGGCGTTTGCATCCCGATCCGGGCGGTAAAATTCTCATACCCATCAACGGTTTTTTGAGAGTGTGATTTTTTCTTTTTTTTTTCATGCGCTCCTGCCCAGCAGTGTCCAAATTTTAAGTGCCGTGTTCATTGGGGCGAAATTAATCATCACTGAATCGGCCAAATTGGGAGATTTTGTCCCATCGGGTTATTTATCTATTACGATTTTCCCCACGGCATTAATGGAATAAGTCGGCTGTGATAATTCAACGATGAGTTTGTCTTTGAGTCTCATTGCGCTATTAATTGCAATGAGTTCAGCCGGTTTGAAGGGTTATTTTTCCACCACCACACGATACACATTTTGAAAGCGTTTTCGTAAATGCCACTAACTTTGTGCTTTGGCATTGGCGAAAAAATCTTTGTTCAATCGCGCATTTTGGCCGTCAAATCCGGCGATCGTTTCTTTGTCTGGGTCAAACACCCCACCACTACCGCGAAACGGCACGGCGTCAATACGTGCGGCTCTTTTTTGTCTGCGCTGGTCATTGATAATTCTAGCGTCCCCTCGCACACCTACCCTTAATCCATCTTCATCAAAGCGAAAACTTTCAAGCTGATATTTATCGGCTAAATTGAACACCTATTCAACGCTGCCAAAAATATCACTGCCTTTTCACGACCATTCCTCAATACCTTCAAGTAAAAAGCCATGGCGCCAAGAAAAGGCATTATTGTATCTACCCTCATCTGCAGCATCAAATGTGCCGAGACGTATACCCGTTGGGTTAATGCCAAGTTTCGTGTGGGCATCAATTGCTGCCTGTACCCATTCAGTCGGAATTAAGACGCCTTCAACCGACGCCTGATAGTTCAAATCCAGCTCTTGCGCCACAATGACCGGATTATCAATTTTCAAGCACTCTTTTTCGTACCACGCATCGTCTTTACGGGGGTCACTGCGCCAGTGAAAGGTAAACACCGGAATGCGTCCGCTATGGCGTTTTTGGGCAAACTGATTAGCCATGCCGTTAACCGAGCTCAAATCAATGGGACAGCGAGTCGTTTGCGATAGGGCGGGCATCAATCAGTAACGGACGCGGTAAAAACGCGGCTTCATCGACAAAATAGAGTGTCGTGCGGTCGCCACGCCCGATATTATCCCCCGCTTCACCCTTGATAATGGCGCCTGTATTTGGGAAATTGACCTGCATGTAGGGGGCGTGTTTTTTCGCTTCCCCGCCACCCCTAAACTCTTGAGGTAACGTTTCCACAAATTTGCGCGCTTTCCAAAAAAGCGCTTTTGGGTTACCTGTGCTGTCAACATACTCTTCTTTGCGTGAACCAAAGCCAATTATCATCTCTTTGTTAAAGAGACATAAAGCGCAGGCGAGTGCAATTGACGTCCAGCTTAAGCCCATCTCACGGCTTTTTCGGTAATGCCATTTTCACGTCCACGCCAGCGGGTCATTATCCACTCAATCCAGGCTTCCTGTTTCGGGAAAAGCAAAAAATAATAGTCACCGGTAGTCCATAATCAATGTTGCATGGGTCTGTGGTCATACGCCAGTCAATAATAAACTGCGCGGGATTATCTTTATAAAATCGGGTTAATATTTTAAGGATTTCCGGCTGTTCACGAAGACGCTTTAATCGCTCAGCACGCCACTCAAACACCTGGACATAATCCGGCTTTTAAAAATTAAAAGGAAACGGTAATGGCATAGGAAATTTACGAAAAATCGCCTCTATTTAACATAATGACACTTATGTGCACTTGGGGGTTTTAGCACTCAGACAAAAAAACTCCGCGAAAGGCTTAAAAAAGAGACGTTTTCTCAGCGAAAAACTGACATTTTTGAATATAACATATTGTTAACAAATAACCGCTATTACCGTTCAGGAAATTTTCATTATGAAAGCCTTATTTTTGCAATTTAACCCATCAATTTTGGTAGGCTTCTGCCACCTGTTCAGGTGTCATATCATGGGTAATATGCCCGATAGGATTACCTGCTTTGCCTGTGTGCTCATTACTGATCTGTTCGCGAAAAGCCTGAACAGCAATATGCTTGCCCAATAGATTGAGGTTTTTAATTTTGTACGGCCACTTTATCTTCTTAAGCAACGCCTCTTTGCCTTTTACCTGAATAGCTGCAATATCCAAGCCGCTTAATGTTGTTCGCCATATTTTAGGCCAGTCTTTGATCGGTTTTAAATCACCTGATTCGTTGAGAATATCCAATACATCCATCTAGTCGATATCAACCAGTCGCTTGAGAACGTAGTCAGCGTTAACCTCAATGCGATTCTTGCGCGCTTCCATAAGCGCTTGAATGCGTTTTTGAATGTCTGGTTTTATTACTTTCTCGTCCCCCTATCATACGGCCTGTTTTTTCGCTATAGCCGGGCTCTTATTACCGCCTGCGTTGCATTTAAATCAATCAGGTACTCTCGACAAAATGCTTCCTGCTTGTTTGTGAGAGTCATAATATCTACCTCAATTAATAATTATCGTATTTTTGTTAATTTCGCCCATCGTTTAGCCTGATTCAAACAATCTTCCATCATCTTTCCTCTTCTACTTGCGGCTTATTTGCGGTAATAGCGGATAGCTTCAGTTGTGACTAAACTTGTTACAGATATAGAAAAGCCGAGCTTGATTAACTCGGCTTCATAAAAAAATTTTATAGTTAACAACTGTAGTAATTATTTGATTAATATATCTAGTTTATCGAAAATAAAATCTAATTTTACCATTTTGAGAACTATTAGACATAATTTCGCCATTTTTTCCTGATGGAGTAGGCTTTTGTTGATCAAACTTCCAATCTATCGATTTTGGTGGAGATGTCAGTTTATCATAAACTATACTTATATTTTTCATGCTGACATATTCATCCGGTGGAAAATCAACGTAATTTTCTGTATATGGCTCAAAACACTCTATAATACGGTCAAAAGAATTAACACTTTTTACATTTAAAGTAATTTCTTCAAATTTACTTCCAGTAAAGCCAAAGAAATAATTGTAATATTTATCTTCTATACATTCTATTCTAATAAAACCTTCTAGTTCATCAGCAGGATTAACTTTTATTGTTTTACTGGAATGATATTCACCATCATTACTTGTATAAACATTATATACCTCCCAAAATTGACCGCCTTCACTTTCACCTGGAATCTCTTAAAAATGGCTTCCCCAAGCAAGAACAGGCTGAAAAAAAGATCTTTTGATTGCATGCCATTCCATGGAAACAATGTTTCTTCTGTATTTGGATTGGATGGGACTACCCAGGAAATTTTGAAACTTTTAAAATTTTCTTTTTCGATTAAAGGAGCTTCGACAATAATATCCAACGATAGCATCAAAACTATCATTTGTTTTTTCAAAACTCTTTGAACCAGGTTTAATTTTTATCATAATCACTCCATTTTCTATTTTTATACCTTTTCACTTATTTCAAAAAAATATTGCTGCATTATATGTAAAAATACTTGTGTTATATAATATAAAGATATTAAGATAATTATCTAATTTTATTAGAAGCTACATTTGACACTGGATTTTAATGTACTGCTGTAAATATTCGGTCTGCTTTTGGTTCTCTACTATCATCTCTCGTAGACGGAAATAATCTTTTCTAGCTGTTTCGCTAAGTCTTGGGGTGACTTCATCATGTCAGCTCTGTGGAGTAACGGTTTTGGATGCCTAACAAATGGCGTTGACGCGAAACCGCTTATTGTGCTAGCACGCACAGCATCATTGAGCTTGGTAATTTTAGCTTTGGCATCACTTAGTTCCTCGGGGTGTTGAATATCGAGTTGATGATACAAGGCATCTATCTTTTGCTGCTTTAATTTCGCGGCTTCGAGTTGAGCGTGATATTGCTGTTTTAGCGTTTGATAGTTTTGCTTGACGGTTTGATAATGGGCGTTGATGAAAACGAATGATAACATCAAGCCAACAATAATCACTACGACAAATGCGTAAGGTCGCCATAACATATTACGCTCTCTATTTCTCGACGAGTCATTAGCCCTTTCCACACTTCGCCTTTCACATAAACCCACCGCCTCATCTCATCACAAGCGGTCATTCGCGTTGAGCTTTTTGAGTAAGGTTGATTTGGCAAAATTACCCACGCCAACGTTATAGGCAAATGAGTAAAGGGCGGATTGAGTCAACGTATTGATACTGACCTTAATCAACCGGTCAACATAACACTTAACGGCTTTCAAATCGTCATTAAGCCACTTATCACATTCCGCTTTGGTTGTACGTCTTGTTGCGCTCAATATCGCTGCCTGTATGCCCGTAGCAAACAGAAAGAATACCGCCACCGTGTCAAAATAGGGCTAAGTCTCAACCCTTCGAAATGCGTTATCATGCTTGAGGCTAAAAACAGCGCACTACCACCCGTTGCCATCAATATCTTTTTCGGTATTTTCATACTGACGTTCCTTGAGCCTGTACTCCTTTTTGCGGTAGTAGACGTTAATTAAAAATGTCCCTATCGCGCAGACAATACCTACCACAGCGATCCACTCTTCAAGGGTAAAGAAACCTAAAATGGTCGTCATAATGCCCCAGAGATAGGCGGGTAGGTGTTGAGTATTTTTCAGACATACGCATATACCCTCCCGTTGAGGGTTCCGTTGCTTTAAATTAAAAAGGGAGACAGCCGCCTTACTGATATGGGTTTCTGGATTTGTGAGTATTGCGTGCCGTAAAAACAAAAAACCTCGCAAAAGCAAGGTAAGCAAAATTTAAGCAATCGAGGTTTTTTTATCAGCCTACATTTCTGCTGGACGCAAAAATTCACCCTGAGCACTTTAACATACCTTTTGCGCGCGCACTAGTGATTGATACCTGTTTGTATGATATGTCGATATCTAATTGAATATCAAGGGCTTCTAAGCATCCTAGGATAAATCCTTCCGCAATTTGCATTCTTTCTCTGATTTCACCGTCACGCACTTTGAACTTTCGCTCAATGGCACGCTTGGAGATGCCTCTGATGTAATAATCCTCAATGTAATTCAATTCTCGTGCCATACCCACCGTGTTAAGGCGACTGACGCACACATCAATCACTAGCCCATCTGCATCACTGCACGATAAGCGATTTGCTCCTGTAAACGGCATGAAGCGATTAAAACCTGATACCCCTGGTAGCCAGCTCACCGATGCATATAGATTACCCGTACACCAACCACCCCAATGTAAAAGTATTTTCTTTATGTCTCTGCTCATGATCTTTTCGCTCCGCTAGAAGTGTGAAAACATGGAGGTGGCACTGGGTGGCGCTTAAAATACCTATCTGCCTACTTACTAAGCGTTACCTTATCTGCATCTTTACAAAAAAGGTAGGAGGTGGCAGATACTTTAAACATATATATATAAAATACGTATATTATGTAATAAAATATTACAATATCTCGCCCGTAATATATTAAAACATATGCCACCTCCCACCTTTTCTTGTAGTTCTTCGCATTTTTCTAACGCTATACGTACTTCTTCGTTTGTTAAATTTCTTTTTTTTACAAGTACCCAAGGACGAACAGTTTTACCTTTGAGTTTTAATTTTGCATATTGCGTCAACCCTTTTGCTCTTAAAATCGCCGTAATTTGTTTAACGTTGATCTCCACTGCTGTACCCATATCACTAATAATAAAATTAACTATCTGCTGATAGGTCATAACGGGAGAAATAGGCGCATCAATCAAATCATGCAAAGTTTTGGCAACATCTGAACGACCGCTTTCTTTCATAATTTGCCGTTCTTCAGTATCAGGCGCTCTTTGCCAATCGAATTGATTCAAATCAATGGATTTTAAATACCAAAATACCTGTGATATAAAATTAGCGTCATGTAAATGTTGATAAAGGTTTTCATAATACTTGACATCTTTTAAATGATCAGGCCCTCTAAAGACCGCAATAGGTCTATCCTCTTCAGGGATAATAATGGCATCTATATGGTTAGATAAAAACAGAAAGCTAGTAAAAATATCTTCAGTTATTTTCTTTCCATATTTATTATTAACTTCAAATCTAGGCTCGGTAAGAATGTCACGTAATTGATCACTAATTGAATACTTTTTATCCGTATTTTCTCTTACTTCATCGACGGTATATAGTAGAGAATGATGTAAATAGTCATGATATTGATTTTTGCAAATAACATCCATTTTCACCCTTGTACAATTCCAAGAGCCTAGAATTTTCTCCATCATTTGAATCACCCATCCTCACCTGGTTCCGTGTAACGTAGATATATGAAGCCATAGTAATAAGGCATCGACGATCGGGGCGTTGAACTATCCAGGCTAAACGCGCAATAAAAAAGTCCATTTGCTCTTTTTTAAGCAAAAGATATTCCATGTGTTTACGAAATACGTTATCTGACTTATCAAAATTAGAAACCGTTGCATGGTCAGGGAGATAAAACTCATTAATATCGAAGCGCCCATCATGCCGTTTAATTAAACGCCCTTCACCTGGTTGGTATCCAATACTTTCAGCAACGCGTTTTTTAGGATGCACTATCCAATATTTCGCTGCTGGAATTAGTTGACCTTTTTTTACTTATTGACGGTATTTGATAAGGCGCCATCAGATTTTTAAATGATTTCATTTCGATGACACAATTATAAGGGGGTCGTGATAAATCACACATCTGATCACCTTTGACTACATAAATGAAACGTTCAAGGAAGTGGCTTGTCATATCCATATTGATATCGGTAAAACCCTCTTCAGTCTTATTATCCGACAGATCGTCAAAATCATCTTTACTAAACCCAATAGCGTGCAAGAAATCGCCATCGTTTCGGTGTGCACAACTGGCATGCAGACATTTAAAATAGCCTACTTCAAAACCGGCTGTATTTTTAGGGAAATACGCTGTACTGGTGACCCCACTATCAGTACTATGTCCACTTTCAAAAGGGCAAGTGATATAGTGTTCTCCATTACGACCACAGTCCAGTATTAGCCCATGACTGTCCAAGTACTCAGCGACCTCATCAGTTGCATTAAGCGTTGCGATCGAACAGTCTCTTACTTTACCTAAACGACTCGATTCAGATGAAGATAAAACGGGTAACTCGACAGCTAATGCCTGCCAGAAATCATTTAACTGATTTTCCGTAATCATAAAACGTTCAGAGGGTAAATCATTATCCCAACGAATTCGCGCAACAGTAGGATGTGCGACCATGGCAACAAATTGTTGCCCTTTAGCGAGAAGTTCAACGATCCCCAAATCGGTTTTTAAACGATGCACACGTTTAGAATACTCACCTTCTACTGCGATGAGGTAAAGGCATTATGTTACTGTTATCTCGAAAACGGCGAGGCGGAATTTGACCAAAAGACTGTAGCATAAAGGCTTGGATACGGGCTTGCATATCAGCATCGTCACTATCACAATCCAGTGCTAGTATACCAGAGTCTGTTTTGACACAGATACCGTAATCAGGCTCCATCATCCATTTTTCGATATCTGCCCCTGAGGAAGATTTGCTAGTCCATTCTGCTATCCCAATAACCTGTCGCTGAGAATTATACATAGAGGGCGTTTTGCCTAGTGCTTTCATTTTACTGGAAGGCGAAATAGCAGCCTCAGCATTACAAACCACAGATAATAATCTATCGGTATAACCGAGGATTAAATCGAAGTGCACCAATTCATCAGGTAACGCACCTCATTTTTTTAAGTGATCAAGCTCGTCATAAGAGCCAGCAACAGCAGGACTCGCGCGCTGATCACTAACACTACGCCCGACAGAATAATTGATTTGCATGGGTTATTTGGCCTTTGACTTAGTCGGTATTATTATGTTGTGAATTTTCTGTATGGTATTTTCTGTATAACTCAGGACTATACTTAAGTGATCCATTGGTTATTTTTTCAATAAGTAATGCAGATTTTTCAGGGATAACATCCCTCCATTGTCCAACAGCCTGTGGAGATATCCCCAAAACCTTAGCAAAATTCCTTTTTGAGCGAAAATAACTAACAACAATTGCTTTTAACATTCAGAAACCTCAAAATTATAAATTAAAGTTTACCTTTTATAAATAATATTTTACATAATAAAGAGGAGTTTACAAGTGGCTGAATATGATAGGGAAGCAATAGGCCGTAGAATTTACGAAAGACGAACTGAATTAGGTCTAAGAGCAATAGATTTAGCTGACCTAATCGGGGTCAGTCGCGTAGCGGTGTCTCAATGGGAAAGAGGACTAAGCGTTTTAGGTGGGGATAAATTAATGAATATAGCCGAAGCCTTGAAATGCTCTCCTGAATGGATCATTGCTGGTACAGATCATTTGGAGAAAATACAAGACCTAGACCTAAACATTGAAGCATCTGATATTAAAATACTTAGACTTGCTCAGCAACTACCTGAAACTGAGAAAGATAATCTAATAAAAATGCTTGAAGACAAAATCGAATATTATAGAAAATTATACACCGAACTCACTCAAAAACTTTCGCCTCAAAAATAAGCTGTTAGATAAAACTGCACAGCATATATCTAAATCTTTTCACTAAAATTATCCATATCAAGATGTAAGGTACAATAAAATTTACCTTACATCTTGATATTAATATTTATGAAAACTAAGATTTATTAAAATCAGTAAGGAGACTTACTAACGGGCAACGACTTTACATTACTCGCTAAAATTATTGATATATCAGAGCAAATAAAATTACTACAAAGAATTTCTTTTAGTCTTTCCGGCGAGGAAAGAGATGTTTTGAATGCATTGGTTCTAGATAAAGCAATCGAATTAAAATCACTTTCAGTGAAAGTGCGTGACCAGATCGAGTTAACAAACGATGCTCACTGACTCAGAAATCATCAACGCAACAAACAAAGCATATACAGAAAAACAAAAGAAATTTATAGAGTATTTTAACACTAGAGAAAATAAAAAAATGCCATTAAACATTCTATTAAAAAAATACGTTATTTATGCAAATGGATATATGTACAGTGTAAGACAAACAAATAACTACTAACACGCTCTTTAACAATTTAGAAAATCCGAATGTACAGCGCGTTATGTCTGTATGAGTACAGTAATGCACGTTGCATTAAGTGCGATCCGTTCTTTGCAAGACAGCAATGTCAAAGGACAGGCAGCCATAATGGACTGTACAAACGCAAAAAACACTAATTATAGGTCATTTTGCGAAGTGGCCTATGGTAAGTGATGACAGTAAGCTATAGCTCTAAATTACGTTAAATACAGGAGGTCAAACATGGATAACGAACAGTTAAAGTTAAGTAAGAAAACCGTAATTGTTGACGGGAAGGAAATTGATAAAGAAATTGTTCACCACTGCATAGATAAGGTTGAGCAAGCAGTTCTGGATGTTGTGACACATTTAGTAAAAAAGGGTGCTGAAAAAGAAGACGTTATTAATGCTGCAAAAACTACCGCTGAGGCGATAGGTAGTTGGAATGGTTTTTAATCTTTTTGACCTAGCTTCTTCCAAACATCTAAAGACTTCTTGCTGTCAGCATCTTTGATGATTGTTTGATAAACTGCTTCTAATCCAAGAACTTCAATAAGATATTCTTCAGGGGTACATATTTTACCACAACGTCTCAGATATTCAACTGTTAAAGCGCGAGCATCGTATTTATAGCATACAAGTTTTTCATTTTTATTAGACATTAGATTCTCCTTATAAGTTAATAGAACCGTAAGGATACCATCTCGCCTGACGTTGTTAAAAGCATGCAATGAATAAATTGCGACTTAACCAAGCAGTACTGCTCTTTAACACCCTTTCGCTGAAAAAGCGAACCATAAAACACCAAAACAGTCGGTTTTGGGGTGTGTGAAATAACCAAAATACAGTCATTAAGTTAAAAACCAACACCAGGGTACTACCCAATATGGCTGTAAATATAAACCGGATAGCTCTGGCACACACCGCCAAAACCCATTGGTATTTAGGAGAAATGATGAAATTTGAAGAATTGAGTGAAAAATCTCAAGAGAAAGCCAGTGAAGCTTTACTGTATGCATTACAGGCGGAAATGGATTCAAATCGCTCTTATTTGATAATATCAGGGCGAAAGCGCTTGCATCGGCTATCAGAGACGGTTTCATTGCGCTGGAAACAGAGGCAACAAACTGCAGCAAGCAAAAGTAGGACTATCTTATCTTTGAAAGGCAAATGATTAACCTCTAGTTAATACTTTTAGCTAATTCTGAAAGAATTTGAGTGACTGCCCCTGTATTAGCAAATAAAGTATCAACACATTTACCTACAACAAATTCTGCGCCTTTCTCTTTTAATAGTTTTAATAGTGTTTTCTTTTCTCATTGTGGCAAATTCGTGTTATTGATAATGGTTTCTAGTTGCTTAAGGGTATTTTTGTGAATTTTAATAGTGACGACGTTTACTTCACTGCCGATGGTATCGGTATTGGCGTAATCAAAACCTTTGGCGGTCAGCGCTATGCAATCGATATTAAAAAAAGGTTGTCGATCAATACTGAAAGAAACAGCTTTAGGTTCAATTAATCCTATTTTCATCAAATAGCTGGTATCTGCTGCCAACTGTTCCCAACCTAATTTATCTGCCAAGGTATTCAACTGTTCTCTATTAATTGGCTCCATAGGTCTATCAGGATTATTTAGTGCTCAAATTATCATGAGATGTCTCTCTTTAATTGCCCTCATTACAAGTTTTATTCCTTTTTTATGTGCTGTGGGAAACACATAGTAACCTATTTTGTGTGTTGTGGGAATACACAAAAGGGAGCGATCCTGACGCGCCAGAAATATCAGGCAACTCAATAAATAGTTGATCACCTGTAATCCCTGACATATTCATAAGGGAAATCATAATAGGCATTGCATCTATGGCAATAGAAAAGCGTAGCATGAAGAGAAGTAGTAACTGGTTTAGTGACAGCATACTAAAGTATCGATTTCACGCCAGATTCATAGCATTGAATACAAAAATAATAAGGTTTTTACTCAGTATTTTCAGGTGTTTTACTACGGTGGACTACCGTACCCGGTTGAGGGTAATAAAGTTCATAATTGGATTTTGCAATCAACCATTGCTCTTTGTTATTAACCTCTTTTTCAAGTTCAATGATGCGATTCTTTGCCATCATCAAAAGTTCTTGAAGTAATATTTGTGCCTATAACTTGAAGTAAGATTTGTTGCCTATAAACAGTCAGGCATCCCATATCTAGCCCATTCCATCGGAAAAACCACCATGCAAAAAGCAAAAATTCTGTCATCGGAGCGATTTCCGATGAATAACAACGTTCGACGTTTACGCTATTTACAAAAATTAGAAGCGTTAAAACGCAATGTCAATCACCAATTCCCTGTCACTGTATACCGTTGAGGTCGCCGCATAATGCTTACCGCAAATGATCATGGCTCACAATCAACTAGCCGAAGCCCATAAAATGTTAATCAGTCAGTTAGTCGGACATACTGAAAATGACCCCAGTGACCCAAACGAACCGACAGGGGTGAAAAAGCCGAAACCTTTCATACCGGATGTTAAGCCACAACCCGTTGCAACTTCAGGTACCATTGAACCTCAAGAAACAATTAAGCATGAAATTACTATCGAAGTGCCCGCTAGAGCCGAAGACAAGCCAGCACCGGTTGTTGCCGAGAAAAAGGTTCAAGCCCCTAAGGTAGAAACGAAACCTACTAAAGCCGTTAAACCAATTATTGAAGCGCCTAAAGTATAGCATAAACGTGAACCGGTTGATATTGAATCGCTTGACTTACGTCACGTAGTCGCCCTGTCTGTCCTGTTTGGGGATAAAGCGCTTAAACCTGACAGTACGTAATTGGCTAGCGCCAGCGCAATGCTTGCATCCGAAAAAGCTGATAGCGTCACTCACTGGGCAAATTGATGCATTCTATTGCGCCTTAAATGGCGTAGCGCAATTACAAACATTTTCCAACATCAAAACCTTCGACATATGCCTAAAAATACTAGCTAATTGGGATAATCTCCTTGGTATTACCGATCGTCGAGAATTTGCCTTGTCATTATTGCGTGAATTGCCTACTCCTGCAGAAGCCAAACCGATTGATTTTAAGGCACTTCGTAGTGAGGCTTCGGCCTACATCATTCAACTGGTCAAAGGCGGATATCGCAATGAAACGCTGGATATTATCGCCTCATTCAACGCTAAAAAAATGGGTGACGTTACTGATGGCAATTTAGTCCAATTTATCGAGAAAGCCAAAAGCGTTTTAGCCGATGATAGCACCGAGGGTAGTGATGGCTGAACATGCAAAACTTGCTCCCTCCTCAGCACATAGATGGATTAGATGTAGCGCCAGTCTCGCAGTAGAATCCACCTTACCGGATAAAACATCGCCGTTTGCTGAAGAAGGTAGCGTGGCGCATATGCCTTAGCGGAAAGTATCTTAACAATGCGTCAAAACCCGTTTAGTGAAGGGCGGAAGCGAACATCTAGCTTTGATGGGAAGGATTATATTGGCACGTATCCGTTGCTAAAAGCCAACTCACCACAAGTGAATGAAGAGATGATTGAGCACGTCCAGACCTATGTTGATACCGTCTGGCAGCTTGCGGACGGGAAAATCTTACAGGTTGAGGAGCGAGTTGACTTTTCAGCTGTCATTGGCGTAGAGAATTCGTTTGGTCCCGCCGATGCGATTATTGTCAGCGATGGTGAACTGCAAATCCATGACTTGAAATATGACAAAGGCGTTAAAGTGGATGCCCCGAACAATGAGCAGCTCATGCTCTATGCGCTAGGGGCGTTACATTAGTTTGACCTTATTTATGATTTTAAAACGTTTCGGCTTTTTATTCATCAACATCGCCCTAACCATCTGCCTGAGTGGGTGCTATCGATTGAGGACTTAAAAAAATTTGGCGAACAGGTTAAATCAGGGGCGCAAAAAGCCATGGAGATGGCAACCCCTTGCTGAACGCAACGGGCTTGATGCCCTACCGGATAGTGCCTTTTCACCGGGTATCAAGCAATGCCAGTTCTGTAAAGCAAAAGGAGGATTGTGTTTTACCCAGGCGCAATTTGTCCATAATGAAGTCAGAGGCGATTTTGTTGATTTAACACAGCCGTTGACACCCCAACTAAGCGATGAACCAACACGCATTACGCTACTAACACTTACGCAAATGGCAAAACTCTACCAGCATGTCAATTTGATAGAGAGCTTTTGTAAAGCCCTGCGAAATCGGATCGCCGAAGCATTACACAACGGGTAATCGGTACCTGGCTTTAAACTGGTTACTGGCAAACAGGGTAATCGCGCCTGGGGTGATGAACGTGAAGCCGAAACGTTGTTAAAAAATGCCAAACTTAAATAGGAACAAATCTACCACAAGAAAATTATCAGCCCACCACAAGCTGAAAAACTGCTTAAAAAAGACAAACCGAGTCGCTGGACAAAACTGGAAGCACTTATTGAGCGAGCAGACGGTAAACCCATTATCGCACCGGAATTTAACCCACGCCCTGCCATTATTACTAACCCCTTAAACGACTTTAACGATGTGACCGAAGCGTCACTCGCTGATAAATCCATTTAATCAAAAGGTAAATTTATGAAAATCAAATTGAACAACGTACGTTTGGCTTTTCGCGATTTATTTGAACCTTCTCAGTTTAGTGGTCAGAGTGAATTCAAATACCGTGCCACTTTACTTATCGCCAAAAATCGTACTGACCTGATTGATGAAATTAAAGCCGGTATCAAACGTGTGATTGGCGAAAAATGGGGTACTAAGAATATCGAAAAAATCTATAACAGTATTTGCAATAATGCTAACCGTTTTTGCTTACGTGATGGCGATTACAAAGAATACGACGGCTACGCCGGAAACATGTATATCGGTGCTAGTAACAAATCTCGTCCGTTAGTGATTGACCGCAATACTTCACCCCTGACGGCACAAGATGGTCGCCCCTATTCTGGCTGCTACGTTAACGCCACCATTGAGTTTTACGCCTATGACAATAACGGCAAAGGGGTTTCAGTGTCATTAAGAGGCGTTCAGTTTTTCCGGGATGGTGATGCGTTTAGCGGTGGAAGTGTGGCCTCTGTTGACGAGTTTAACGACCTGAGCATGACTGAGAAAGAAGAGTTATTGGCAAGTTAACACCAGGGAACTACCGCAGCCTGAGGTAGTGAAACAATCAGGCAACATTTAAAAATTAGGTTAAATTTTAACCTATTTAGTTTGAGGGGAATTTGATATGTAAAATGTAAATAACCTGAGGAGGTTCGAAATGAAATTAGATAATATGAGTGAAACCATTGCACTTACTAATACCAGTAACAACCACCATTATCAGCTTAACCTGGAACAACAGGTTTATGCCGATGAGGAAACCAAAACATTAATCAATATGATCCAATACTGGTAGAAGAAAAAAATACCTCAGAAAAGAAAATAAGCGATTGACAAAGAAGCATCGTTGAGTTGGTGGGATATGTAAATGTTAAAGGCTCAATCAAGGAGTAAAGGATGAATTATCTTACTGGAAAGGAAGCCTCTATCGATTCAGTATTAAAAGATATTGAGGAGTTGAAAACAGCAATTTATGGATTATACAAAATAGCAACAATCAAGGCTAAACATATAGAAATACAAGGTGTTTTTATTGAAAAAATCAGGATTGCAGTAATTATCAGAGAGAAAATCGCAGTTTTATTACACAGCATTGCGCAAGACGTTGACTGCCTTAAAAGAAACATTTAAGCAATAAACGTGTTGATTGCTGGCATATTGAGAAAATTAACCGCCCCATAATTTAGGAATTATTTCTTTAAATAATAAGCCAAGAATACCAGCCAACAAGAACCATTGCAGGCGATCAAATTTTTGTTCCAGTCTGTCAAAACGTTTTTCTGAAAAATCAAGGCGCTTATCTATCTGAGCAATATCCTTACGGACATCAGCAATCTCAGCCGACAAGTCTTTACTGACATTGGTTATTTCAGCAGATAAGTCTTTACGGACATCAGCTATATTGCGGTTTACCTCAACGATATCAGCTTTAGTCGCAACATCCGCAACCTCATGTGATTTTCGCACAACGAGTGAGATAGCCCTGGCTTGTTCTCTGGAAATGCCAGCACCTTCGAGTTCTTCTGACGCTTGTAATGTATCAAATGCAACCTGACCCATAAGAAAAATCCTCCCGTGTTTAAATAAGTATAACGGGTTTAGGGTTCCATCTGCAAAATCTTTCATCAATTTAATTATTGAGGAATTTTCACATGCAAAACTTATTGTTTTGTGATTTTAAAACCTATAGCGATATTCCGATTAATTATGGCACGCATCGCTATACTAAAAATGCAGAAATATTACTTTTTGCTTATGCTTACAATCACACCTCTGTCAAGATCTGGGATGTGACGTAAGATAAAACCATGCCGACAGATTTAAAAACTTATCTTGATGACCCAGAAATCTTAACCGTCTGGCATAATGGAAGGATGTTTGATACGGTGATTTTAAGCAAAGTGTTAAATATCGACTTACCGTTATCCCGTGTTCACGACACGCTTGTGCAAGCACTGGCACACGGCTTACCCGGTGCGCTCAGTTCGCTTTGCGATATCTTCAACGTTAATAGCGATAAAGCCAAAGATAAAGAAGGTAAAGCGCTCATACAGTTATTTTGCAAACCCCCGCCCTAAGAATAGCAAAATACAACGCGCCACGGCGTTAACTCACTCAGAGGAATGGCATCGTTTTAAGCAATACGCAGGTTCTGATATTTTAGCCATGCGCGAGATTTATCAACATTTACCCGCGTTGGAATATGGATTTTGATGAAATAGCGTTATGGCCGTTAGACCAAAAAATTAATCACCGCGCGATGTGTATGGACGTTGAGTTGACGAAAAGCACCTTAACCGCCGTTGAAAAGGAGCAAAAACGGCTATCAACCGCCAAACCCAGCAATTAACAAATAATGCCGTACAGGCCACCACCCAACGCGATGCGCTGTTACAGCATATTGCCTCGGCATTTAGCATCACATTATCGGATATGCAGGCCAGCACACTTCAATGCCGCATTATTGATCCTGATATTCCACCGGCTTTACGCGAATTGCTATCAGTCCGTCTGCAATCCTGCACAACCAGTACCAGTAAATATAAAGCATTGTTAAAATCGGTGAACACAGATGGACGACTTCGAGGGACAAAACAATTCTGTGGCGCTTCACGCACTGGCCGTTGGACAGAGCGTATTTTTCAGCCGGATAATCTCCCCACGATCCACGCTTGACCCAAACACCATTGATAACGGTATTGAAGCCTTAAAAGCCGGTTGCGCCAAACTTATTTGTGATGACATTATGCAACTGACCAGTTCTGAGCTAAGAAGATGTATTATGGCGCCCACCGGTAAAAAACTGGTCATCTAAGATTTGTCTAATATTGAAGGTCGAATATTAGCATGGTTGGCAGAGGAAAATTGGAAAGTCAAGGCTTTTAGCGAACTTGACAATGGTAAAGGCGATGACTTATATAAACTCGCTTACGCACGCGCATTTAATCTTTTACCTGAAAACGTCACTAAAGCCCAACGACAAATCGGTAAGGTGATGGAGCTGGGCTTGGGCTATGGCGGTGGCGTTGCTGCATTTCTGACGTTCGCCCTCGCCTACAGCCTTAATTTGGCAGAACTGGCGGAAGCAGCGTTACCTAACATACCGCCTGGCGTTAAACGAGAAGCAATAAGCTGGTATCAAAAATCGGTTGAAACAGATAAAACTTATGGCCTCAGCGAAAAAGTCTTTGTTACCTGCGATTCCCTTAAGCGCATGTGGCGCAATGCCCATCCGCAAACTGCATCCTTTTGGTACGACATTGAAGATGCAGTAAAACAGGCCATTCAGTCACCTGAGATACCGTTTAAGTGCCGTAAACTTACTGTTCGGCGCTATAAAGGCTGGCTTAGGATTTGTTTACCTTCAGGGTGTAGTCTTTGCTACCCTTCTGCGCGAATAGAGAATGGACAAGTTACCTATATGGGAACTAACCCCTATAGCCGAAAATGGGAACAATTAAAAACCTACAGGGGAAAAATTACTGAGAATATCTGTCAGGCCGCCGCACGGGATGTATTAGCCTATAGCATGCCACCTATTGAAAAGGCGGGTTATGAGATTGTCCTAACCGTCTATGATGAAATTATCAACGAAACGCCGGATACCCCATAGTTTTCAGCCGAGGGTTTAAGCAAACTATTAAGTGTTAAGCCTGACTGGGCTTTCGATTTACCACTTAGTGCAGCTGGATTTGAAACTTATCGCTATCGAAAAGAATAAAAAAGTATTCACCACGATTAACAGGGAAATAATAAGGTTTATCCACTATGCAAGACCAACTCAATATATTACCGCTGAAAAAATACCCTTACCAAATAGCTACGTTTTCCAGTTTTCTGGAAAAATGCGGATTAGGTAAAATTATGCCGAAAATGAAAGGGAACTTTATATGCTATGAATTAGCCTGTGGGGTGTACATCAATCTATACCGCAATAACACCATTCACCTACAAGGTAATCCGTTAGCAACCTCAGCGATTGAAAAAATACTTAAAACACATTTACATCACTATTAGCCCCCTAAGAGCGATACCCTTCCAGCCGACTAGGCAGGAGTTTATTTTTGGAGCTATCATGGCCTTTAGAAAAAACGACAGCCCGCTTTATTTTAAGGTGGCGCACGATGCAGTTCACCTTGAGCAGTCAGGACAATACCATGAACCCGCGCGCGCATGGTCACAGGCAAACAGACTGGCGCGTAATCGCAATAATCGTATCTGGAGTGAAAACCGCACCGATTTTTGCCTGATGCAAATTAAAAGGATGTATTCATGCAGTTAATCAGGGAAGAAAGCATCGAAAAGCACTTGGTGCGTGGGGGGCGAAAAATCGGCGGCATTTTCTATAAATTTGTTTCACCCGGGCGGCGATGCGTGCCTGACCGATTAATCGCCCTGCCCAATGGCAACATTATTTTTGTGGAATGCAAAGCACCAGGCGAAAAGCCCACTCCCTACCAATTACGCGAACACGCACGGCTTTTTGCCTTAGGCCATCAAGTCATCGTACTGGACAGTCAGGATTTAAGCAGCATCTTACCCTCTGTGGCCTAAACGCCATATAAGTCACTTTATCTTATTGATTCTCTTTGTTTAACTACGGAGGCATATTTTTATGTCTAAATTAGTTATTATCGAAAATACCATTGTACGTCAAGACGCTTTCGGGCGTTATTGTCTAAATAATTTACACCGTACCGCAGTTGCACAAGGTAAAGCGACAGAATCACAACGGCCATCAAACTTTCTTAAATCAGAAGGGATTTCCAAAATAATAAAAGTGTTGGGTAAAAATTCCGTGCATACAATGCATGGTGGTATTGAATCAGGAATTTTGGCTGTAGAAACATTAGCTACCCGTTACGCTACGTGGCTTAAAAAAGAAACAATTATAGAAAAAATAGAGCAACAACCGCCTGTAATTATAACGTAATAACTAATCAACCAGAATTTACCGATAAGATCAATGCGGTACTGATATTACTCAATTTCGCTAAAACAAAACTTAACCTCAAGCCTTCTGAAATAGTTAATGCGACAAATAAACTGGCTGATTACATAGGCATAGAGGATATTTTATGAGTAGCCAATTTCCTAGATTACTGAGCATCATGATGAACGGGATTGCAGCAGCATAATACAACATTGACATTTTAAATACCCATTGACGAAAGAAGAAATCATGCGCTATAGTTTATTTGCATCTGCAAAATCAGATGCCGAAATTGACCTCTCGCCGTAACTAAAAAGGCGCATAGCACGCCGACAGCGTGTTATTTTATGCGTCAGTCTGCATACTAAAAATCAATGGTGGGCTGGATGGAGGAGCTGCAAGGCTCGCCGGGTCCCAGCGTAGTCGGTAAGGTCAACCTCGTTCAGTTCGCCGCCCAAGATTGACCTCAAAGGTGTTGATTATCGTAAACCTACAAAGGAAATCATTACTATGACTACTTTAATTTTCCGCAATACTATTATTGAAACTATCTCTCGTAAAAACCAAATTTGGATTACTTCTGCTGAACTTGCAAAAGCGCTTCAGTATGCAACTAGTAATGCAGTAACTATGCTATATAAACAAAATTCCGACGAGTTTTCTGTAGGAATGTCCGAGATAGTCGAATCAACTCTCTCGGCGAATTTAAAGGCTCGAATCCGTATTTTCTCTCTACGTGGCGTGGTGCTCACCTGATCGCCATGTTTGCCCGTACACCTGTAGCAAAAGAATTCAGAAAATGGGTACTGGATATCCTCGATAAGCAAACAATTAATCAAAGCCCCAACTTTGCCACTCAACCCCAAACTAAAGCCGTAGAGCATTTTAACCATTCAGACACTCGTAATTAAACACATTTAGTCTGGTGTATGACAAATGTTTTTCGTTTTGAGCGTTCATGGAGTAATGCGGTGTGGTTGGCTTTTCGCGAAGTAACCGGCACGCCATCAGCGAAGCGTTTTCAGGTAGAGCATATACCGCTGATGGCTGACGAATGCCGACGTATTTACTACATCACCGATGTCATTACGCCAGATTATCAATGACGCTGAAAAGCAGACGATTAAACGACTTTTACGTAAGCGTGAGAATATCGATACCGTATTAACCGAGATCAAACAGCTTTTTGAACAATTCCACCATCAACAAATCGGGATAATCACCGCTCGCACCAATCAGTGGTATGAAGGTGAATTGACCCACTTCCTAGAACGTCATTAATTAATCTTAACGCCCTTTTTTATAGGGGCAATCTTTCATCAATTTAACTATTGAGGAATATCCTTATGTTAAATTTAATCAACATCGAAACAAAAAACATTAACGGTGGATTAATCCAAACGGTTAATGCACGTGATTTACATGCGTTTTCAGAAATCGGTAAAGATTTTACCACATGGATAAAAGACAGAATTAAGCAATATGGATTTGCTGAAAATATCGACTTTATAATTTTCACCAATTCTGGGGAAAACCCCTTCGGAGACCCGTCCGACAAAGGAATATCACATTTACCTCGATATGGCGAAAGAACTATCAATGGTCGAGCGCAATGAAAAAGGAAAATAGGCAAGGCAGTATTTTATTGAATGCGAAAGACGTGTTTTAGAACCTCAAACATCACTACCAACAACGAAAGAATTGGCACTGATGGTTGTTCGTGCCGAGGAAGAGAAAGAAAAGCTATTACTGGAAAATAAAAGTCTCTCAACCGAAAACGATTGCCTTAAAAATCTCTTCAAAGAAGGCATGACCCCTACCCAGTTTAGCAAAATGCTTAACGGGGTAAATAGTAAACAGATAAATCATTATCTTACAGATAAAAACTGGCTCTATATCTATAACGAAAGCAAATCCGGCAACAATTTACTCTGACGTGTTGCCTCTACCGCTTGGGATAAATATTTAACTGAAAAACAAAACGAAATAAGCCCACATGGTGCGAATAGCTTCATTAGTTATCGTCCCGTTTTACTTCGAAAAAGCGCACAGCGACTTTATGACCAGTATTTGGCTGACAAACTCCCTATGAAAAAGAACTAGAACGGATTACATACCCATGACAAAACTATCCAGATTGTCGCCTGAACAAAAGACAATCGCTAAAACCTTCACCCCTCGACCTTACCAAAATCTTATTATCAATCACCTACTCGATATTAAACGCTCAAATATATGGGCGGGGATGAGAATGGGAAAAACAGCAGCATCCCTGACGGCGTTAGAAAATCTCTATTTAGCAGGTAGAGAAACCAAACCCACATTGGTGTTAGCCCCTTTACGGGTAGCGCAATCTACCTGGCCGGATGAAGCGCTTAAATGGAGCCATCTATGTAATATTGAAGTGCAACCCATCATTGGCACCGCCAAAGCAAGGATGGCGGCACTCAAAAATATCCATGCCAGAATATTTACGGTTAACTACGACAATCTCGTCTGGATGGTTGATGTCCTTGGGGGTAGTTAGCCTTTTGGCGCAATTATTGCCGATGAAAGCACACGGTTAAAATCATTCCGGTTACGTAAAAGCGGTAAACGCACCGCTGCACTTGCCAAAATCGCTCATAAATTTGTTCATTGCTGGGTAAATCTGACCGGTACGCCTTCACCCAACGGTCTGATAGACTTATGGTGACAAGCGTGGTTTGTCGACCAAGGCGAACGGTTAGGAGAACTCATAATACGTTTACGTCTCGCTGGTTTAATCGCATCCAGGTTCCTGGCCAACAATGGAGCAGATTTGAGCCTTTAGGGTTTGCGCATCTACAAATTCAGTTAGCACTCAGCGATGTCACATTATCCCTTAATGCCGCTGCCAAAACAATAAAATGTTTGCAAATTGCAGCAGGCGCTATTTATAGCGATAAGAATCACAACTGGACAGCGATATACAATGCCAAAATCCAGGCATTGGAAAGTATTGTCAATGAAGCAGGTGGGATGTGGTTGCTTATCACTAGAAACATGACCTTGAAAGACTGTTAAACGCATTTCCAAAAGGAAAAAGGTTAGACGCTAACCCACAAACCCTTACTGACTGGAATAATAGCAAGATTCCATTGCTTTTCGCCCACCCCACAAGTTGTGTGGACACGGCTTAAATTTACAGGATGGCGGTAATATTCTGGTCTTTTCTCCCACTGGTGGGACTTAGAGCAGTACCAGCAAATTATCGAACGTATCAGCCCCGCCCGTCAAGCGCAAGCCGGACATAACCGTCCTGTCTTTATCCATCATATCCGTGTTAAAGATATGCTTGATGAAGTAGTCATGGTGCGTCGTAATTCAAAACAGGCAATACAAGATTTATTATTGGAAGCGATGAAAAGGAAATAAAAAAGACCAGCGTAAGACTGGCCAACATCAGGTAAAATATTGCTGATTAGCAAACACTCAAGCAGATAACTAAACCATAGTTTAGTTAAATTATATATATAAACAGTTTAATTATAAGTACAGAAAATTAATCAACCTTAAGTTTATAAGTATTTTTCTTAATTAAGGAAAACTCACTATGTGGATTTTAATTTTGGCCATGTACACCGCCAGCCCTTACTCATCCAGCAACGTAGCCAGCCTTCATACTCAAGAATTTGACACTGAAAATATGTGCCAATTCGCCGCTAAACAGTTTCAGAGTGAATTTGAAACTTTCAAGGATATCAACGCCAAGGCAATTTGCGTTAAAAAGTAATCTAAATTCATCGGGGTTTAACCATGAAACTTAACATCATCAAATTATTAATCACGACATTATTGTTTATTAGTGCAGCATTTGCTTTTGAACTGATAGTTGGACATCTTACGCACACTGATACCGTCATTAACCCGCAAATCAGGTTTAAACGTGGTGAATTAGACAATATCCATTTAGGCGGGCAAGAGCTAATGGTTATCGGCATCATGATAGTACCTGCACTCTTAGTATATTTGGGGGTATTCCTCGACACATTGAAGAAATAGTCTAAAACAAATAGTTATTATCCAGCCTGAATTTACCTAATCAAATTACCCATACCGAAAGGTAAGCGTTTATCAATTTGATATTTAGGGATAAATATATGCATATGTAAAACTTTTATAGTGATAAATTAATATATTGAGGTAACCATGCAGATTGCTAAAAAACAATATCAAGATAATGATTTGTTAAATATTGAAGAAGTATGTGAATTAATTTGAGGCATAAGTAGTAAAACTCTTGCAGATTAGAATAATACACACCGACATAGAAAAGTTTTATCCCCTATCCGTTTTACTAGTAAAATAGTTAGATATGAGTATAAAAACGTAAAACCTTTTATTGAAAAATGCCGAAATATCTATTAATACAACTTGCGTCGCAATAAAGCGGCCTGAGTCAATATACTATTTTCATGAGCTTCAAAAGCTTGACGTTTCAATACCATTTCTTCTTGTAATATCTCTTCTGAAAAAATCATAATGTTCAGCCATAGGATCAATACTCCTATCTGAGTGAGGTAAGCATAAAAGGCTTATTTCACGTGTATCAGACCGTGAAAAGCCTTTTGCTCGCATCTGAACAATGACATTGCTTTTTAAAACTTTCTACACATAGTGTTAAATGCACCAGCTTTGCCCTTCACTGTACCCTTCATGAGTAATGCCTTTCGCAGTATCTGCAGGACTATTCATTTTAACTAATTTATCTAATGATCTTTTTGCAAAGGGTAGATTAGGATCTCTAGGTTGCAAGAAAACGAACATATGATTACAATTTGGAACTGAAGCATTCCATTCCCTCTGCTCTTCCATAATTTTTTGCATTTCACGAGTAATCGGTAATATAAATTCCTTTTGGGTTTTCATTGTGCCTCGCATACCCGTAACCCCCTCAGGATATATAATTTCCGGATTGTCTAGGTCAACATACTCCCAACGTAAATTAGATACATTTATAAGTCTTACACCGGTTAATATCATAAATCTGACTGCATTTTTTGGTGTATAGAAGAGCAGAAAGCAACATTTAACCAAAGTGTTGCAATAGATTCTAGATCAGTAAATAACCGTGTTGGTTGAGGTTTTCGAACCCTAGAGGAAACATAATCATTTGGTAAACTGGCTGCGATATTCTTTCTGTTACAATAAAGTGGTGCAGCATATTTCCAAAAACGTCGCAATTCAGCAAATAACTCAAAAGATTGATTATTGGATTTTGTTTGGATCCAATAATCCAGCACTTCAATTAATCGAGAATAAATTACATCGCTAAAAATTTCACGAGGTTCAAAGGTTTCTTCTAATTGTTTAATTCGACAACAATAAGTTTTATAACTATTTTGGCTAAGCTTAGTGCGCTGAACCTTCCCCCATAAGTCTTTCTCGTATAAATCCAATAGTTGGTGAATAGACTCTGCTTTAAGTCCATTTTTTGCTAACTCTTGGGCTTTTTCCCTGGTCAATGACAAAGTCAATTCAGGCCACTCCCCTAATCTTTTCCCTTTTAACCCCATATGCTTAGGGAACTCAGCATATATGGTAACTTTACCGACCTTATTGAAATCTAACCTTAAATTATATTCTTTTTCGTATTTTGATCGACGCGGTTTACCTGAATGTTTTAAAATAGATTTAGCTGCCACAACACAGATCTTCATGTGTGAGCTTGTATAAGGGGGTTTACACGATTCCCAATACTTTAAAGCTTCTAAATATTCATCAGAATAAGTATTTTTTTGTTTTTGTGTTGCTATGGCGGCCATTGAATTTACCTTTTAAAACAAAATATTGAATGCAATGCTCACACACTTAATATTTTTAGATAGTAAAAACAGTATGTGTTGCTATTTTATGTTACAGAATTAGGTTTTTCAATGTAATGTATACTGTATGAAATTACAAGTTATAGATAAAAGTAACGAATGGTTATCATACTTAAGTTATTGATATTTATTTAAATCAATTATAAGGTATTGATATGTCTTTATTAATTACTCAACGCTGTATCAACTGTGATATGTGTGAACCAGAATGCCCAAATGAAGCGATTTCAATGGGAGAAGAATTTTACCAAATCAATCCCAATCTTTGCACTGAATGCATTGGCCACTATGATAAGCCAACTTGCCAATCCGTTTGTCCGATCAACAATACCATTTTAAAAGATCCTAATAATCCTGAAACAGAAGAACAATTATGGGATAAATTTGTCTTATTACATCATTTCGATAAAATTTAA